GTGTTTTCTCCAGTTGAAAAATCACATAGGTTTGTTAGGCCAAGCCACAGAGAGGATCTTTACAGAGAGACCGTCTTCACTTAACTCTACCGTTTTAGTGATGTCTCGTAGAGCCTGTCTGTACTGAATCCACTTCTCTCGAGCTTCAGGGGTTGAATGTGGAAAGTCAGGGAGAGCATAGACATCACTCTTTTGAAGAAGGTCATTGCGAATGGAACGAATCATGTCGAGTGGAAAATACTCCATTTGGATGTTTAGTTGGATAAAAAGGATGAATTGACACCCACTTGTGTTGTTTTAAAGCCTACGACTGGGGCGATGACCGCATATCCAGGTGTACCGGATGTACTCGTCAAAAGACCACGTCCGTAGGGAGCTACATACTGTGAGGACGACTCACCTCCTGCAGGCGCATACCCGAGAGCACTTGATAATGTGGACCCATCTTGGTTAAATGCGTTCTCAATGATGTTTGCGATATAGGAAACTCCACCACTTCCACCGACTGCACCGCCTTGAATCAATCCTTGAACACCGCTCTCATAACCTTGTCCTGCAAAGCCTGTAAGACCTCCACCTCCATCGTTAGCTATACATCCAGGCCAGATGTTTTTGATATAACTGCGAAACGGGTCATTGTAGTTTGATAAGGGAGCTGCAATCGAGACTCCACTGAAGATACCGCAGCTACCGCTCTGTGTTACACCTCCGTACCCTCCTGAATTCGTACCATATCGTTGAACACTTCCTCCACCACCTGCACATACAACACAGGTTGATTGGATTCGATTTGTCGATGTAAAAATACCCGCAACATCACCTTTGCCTCCAACATACACATAGTAGGTCGCTCCAGGAGTTACACTGATGATCCCTGAGATATGCGCACCTCCTCCACCAGACCCTGAACCACTATCACCTCGTCCTCCACCTCCTCCCCATAAGAAGACTTGTAACTTTGTAACACCTGCTGGAACGGTATACGCTGTGGTTGACCCACTATAGGTTACAGGAGTGCCTTGCACGGTTGTGGCTGTATAGGTAATCTTTGCTGCGAGATTGGTCGCAAAGGTATCCGTGCTGGACAAAGTTAAACTCGAATTCCTAATCGCAAGTTGAAGACTGACTGCGTTACTTGGAATGGAGACTGGAAGGCTGATTGGATGAAACGCGTCGAATCCACCGACTCCTAAACTCGCTCCAGACCGACTGATCGCATAAGTCCCTTGTGCGGTTTGCGTGTAGGGCACCACGGTACTTCCATCACTAAAATCCAATCCTGTTCCATCCACTTGAAGACCATAACTTAGTGTTTGATTCGCATAGAAGAAGGAATCGCAGAAAAGGTTGAAGAAGAACGATAGAATACCGGATTTACCCTTAACATTGGGTGGAAGTGTAATCGAACGAATCACGGTAGGGGTTGCATTCGCGATGGACACGGAGTTTTCAATGGCCGCAAGACTGTACGAAGCCAATGAAGTTAATGTGATTATCATACCTACTGACGAACCCGTTGGACCCGTAGCACCCGTTGCACCCGTTGCACCCACTGTTGGAATGGTCGTGTTCACATACGAGATAGTTGAGCCGTTGAATCCTAGCGTGAGAGAACTAGAGGCTTGAGTAGTCGCATAGATGTTCAAGGTTAAATCATTGCTGTAAGTGCGTGCAGGGATTGTGAGATTCGACTTGTACAGTTGCATTGGACTGGATTGATTCACGCTTGTGACTGTGGTACCTGTGGCGACTGTGGTTGAACCATCAACTACCTCGAAGTAGAAGGATGCAGGACTGGTGGACAACCCTACTGTAGCATACACTACTAAACTCCACACTCCCGTCACAGAGGTTTTGAGAGGCAAACTTGAGGCTGCGAGTGTAAAAGAGGCTACTTTTGCGTTGGTCGTTCCTGCTGGAATGGTAATCGTGCTTCCAGTTAATCCAGGATTGAAACTGGTCAACAAAGTTCCGGTAAAGGTTGTGCCTGCATAGATGTTTGGGTCTGTTACTGCTATCTTACTGATACGATGACTACCTATGTCTGAAACATAGAACACACCATTTGAATCAAGTGAGACTCCGTAAGGTGAAGTGAATGCAGTTGATACAGTTGAAACTACACCTGCAGATGTTATCTTACAAACACGACCGTTACCAGTATCGCCAACATATACATTCCCGTTTGAATCCACAACTAATCCACCTGGATAATTGAATCCAGTCGCAAAGGTTGAGACTACTCCCAAAGGAGACACTTTACGAACAACATGATTGTAGGTATCTCCAACAAACACATTACCATTTGAATCGACTGCGACTCCTGTAGGATATAGGAACTGCGCAACATTTGGCCCACCATCTGTATAGCCTTGTCCATTTTGTCCTGTCAATTGTGTAACATTTCCACTTGTATCTATTTTTTGAACGCCCGTGCGGCCAAAGTCGATAGTATAGAGAGTTCCATCTGGACCTATATCAACATCATGACCTGCAACATTTGCAAATGTTGTAACCTCTCTATTTGTATCTATCTTACGAATACGACCATCTGCTACATAGACATTACCGGCTGAATCGACTGCGACTCCACGAGGATCATTAATCTGCGCATTAGTTCCATTCCCATTGGAAAACCCTGCTACTCCACTACCCACGTAGGTTGTGACATCCCCATTTGTGTCGATTTTACGAATACGGTTATTTCTCGTATCTGCCACATAGACAATTCCTGACGAAGTAGCCGCTAATCCTTGAGGACCGTCAAATTGAGCACTCGTTCCATTTGCGTTTGAGAACCCTTGTGAACTACCTACATATGTAGAGACTGTTGGGGCTCCAGTAGGTGCCTGCGTGACATAATTCAACTGTAACGTCAATCCACCGGAGAAACCATCAATACCTTGAAGTCCTGTCGGTCCAGTGTTGCCGGTATTACCCGTGACTCCTGTCGGCCCAGTATTGCCGGTGGGTCCTGTATTGCCAGTAGGTCCAGTATTGCCTACACTCGGAAAGGTTGTACCGAGATAGGAGATGGTTGAACCATTGAATCCCAAAGTCAAAATACTAGACCCTTGAGTGGTTGCGTAGATGATGAGAGTCAAGTCAGACGAGTAAGTTCGTGCAGGGATTGTCAGGTTAGACTTATACAGCTGCATTGGAGTTGGTTGATTCACACTCGTGACTGTAGTACCTGTGGTCACGACTGTAGAACCCTCCATTACCTCGAAGTAGAAGGATGCAGGACTCGTCGAGACGGATACAGTAGCATACAATACTAAACTCCACACTCCTGTGACCGAAGTTTTGAGTGGTAAGGACGATACAGGTAGAGTAAACACTGCCACTTTTTGGTTGGTGATTCCAGCAGGAATTTTGATTGTACTTGCAGTCAAGTTAGGATTGAAGCTAGTCAAGAGAGTTCCAGTCAACGGTGCATCTGAAAAGGTGTTGGGGTCTGCAATGAACGCAATTTTACGAACTCGATGGTTGCTTGAATCTGCTACATAGACATTCCCAACTAAATCGATACCAAGACTTCCTCCACGCTCGTAGGCTGTTCCATTAAACTGCGCATTCGTTCCAACTCCATCCAGATACCCAGTTGTATTTCCTGCTACGGTGATTCTTGATGGTGTACTGCCTGAGAAACTGAGTTTACTAACACGCGTCTGTTCGCCGATAAAGATAACTCCGTCTTGATTCACTGCAACGCCTACCATAAGACGAAATCCTAGATTTTGGTTTACTGTTAACAATACCTGACCCGAAGAGTTGTACTTGTTAAGTATCATATAATACCGGTTCGTCACATAGACATTATCAGACGAATCCACACAAATTGCATATGGATCGGGGTTTCCACCTGAAGCAAATGTAGACACAACGCCATCGGATGTGATTTTACGGATGTTACCGTAACCATTGTCTGCAACAAAGAGAATCCCAGATGAATTCACACAAATTCCGTAGGTATTACCGAAACTCGCAGATACACCTGGTCCGTTTACATTTGCATACTCACCATTTCCAGCTAGAATAGTGACAACGCCTGCGGGTGTAATTTTACGAACCCGCAAGCCACCTAATGTATATACATTTCCCGATATATCAACACATATAGCAAATGCGTCTGCAGTTGCAAGGGTTGAAACTACTTTAGAAGGTGTGATTTTACGAACTTTACCATTGAAATTGTCCGCGACATAGACATTTCCCAATGCATCTGCTGCGACTCCAAAGAGAGTATTGAACTGGGCATTGGTTCCATTTCCATCCAGATATCCTTGTGAACTACCTGCATAGGTAGTCACCGTTCCATCTGGAGAAGGGATTTGTGTCGTGTAACTCATCTGCAGTGCCAATCCACCTGAGAAGCCATCAATGCCTTGGACTCCTGTAGGACCTTGAATTCCCTGCAACCCCTGCAATCCTTGTGAACCGGTAGGACCATCGAGTCCTTGTAACCCTTGCACACCCTGAGGACCTATCACACCCTGAATACCCTGTAACCCTTGGACACCCTGCGGTCCTTGGACACCTTGGAATCCCTGCAATCCTTGGATACCCTGTGGACCGGTGATACCCTGTGGACCTTGAAGTCCTAGTTCGCCTTGTGGACCCGTGAATCCACGAGGACCTTGGATGCCCTGAATACCTTGCGGTCCTTGAACACCTTGGATTCCTAACCCATCCCCTAACGCAATGTATTTCTCTTCACCTTGTGGATTGCGATGCACCAAGTTTCCCTCCGAGTCTACACCGAGTTTTGCGCTGCCTATGTGAATAGCGTCAGGACCTACATGCAACTCTCTCCATGGGAAGGCGGAAGACCCTAAATCATACGCTCCTGAAGGAATCAAATTTCCAATCGATGCACTCTTACCTGTCGGGTAGAATCGGATGTCTGTAAACGTATACGAAATCGTGCTGGTTAGACTGGACAAATAGAGTTGATAGGAAGACGGTGTTAATGCAACTGGTGCATTCATCACACCTCCATTCAAGTAGAAATACACGAATGACCCGTCCGTAAAAATTGAAACCATACTACCGGGTGTATAGGGACCTGATTCTTGAGCTCCGCCTCCATAGTAGAGTGTATAGGTGTTGGGTTGAGTTAAGAGAATAGAGTACGCGATTCCCGTATTGAAGTTTTTGAGTCCGACGAGGAGTTCGTCTGAGTTTACAACCTCTGGAAGCACACACTGCATGTAGAGTGACTGCGTTGCGGAATCGAGTGCTTCTTGCGATTTGACTGAACTGCTTGGAGTTGTTAAGACTACCGAGGTTGGAGAAGTAATCACAGGAGTTCCAATTTCAGACATTAAGGTTGTAAACGTTGCACCTGGCGCACCCGTACTTCCACGTCCTGTAGGACCTGTTACACCCATGGCTCCGTCACGTCCAATGTATCCATCCGCACCCGTTGGGCCTGTTACACCGTCACGACCAATATACCCATTTGGACCCGTAGGACCTGTATTCCCTGTCCAACCTGTCCAGCCTGTATTACCGGTCCAACCCGTAGGACCTCCTGGTAACCCTGCTACACCTTGTGGACCTTCAATTCCTTGTGGACCTGTAGGACCTCTGTCTCCTTTACTTCCAGATACACCCTGGATACCTCGCATGCCTTGGATGCCCGTAGGTCCAGTCACACCCTGGATACCTCGTACACCTTGAATACCTTGAAGACCCTGCGGTCCAGTTGACATGCTTATGTTTTCACGAGTTGAAAAATTGAACTATCTTACAACATGCCAGTGAGTGAGACCTCAGGGGGTGGAAGTCCGTTATAGGATTCCAGTTTAGTGAAGACAACCGCACCATAGAATATTTTGAATGTTTGTATCTCGAGTTTCCTTGCTTGAGGAGTCGGTGGTGTGTCGTTCAAGTAGCCGAAGATACTCACTGGGCTTCCATTGATTGTCATTGCATTCACATAGTGAGGAGTCGACGATTGAACGATTAACAAGGTTAACTCGT